GGCAGGGTTTATGGTGTGGCTAACAGTGCTAATCCTGATGCTCTTAGGTTAATAAATGATTTTGATTGGTTAAAGGAACAGTTTGATGCAGGACAAGGATAGAATACAGAGTTTTGAGCCTATCATGGACGAGATATCGCCCACCTTCTGCATGGCCAAGTGGCACCATACCACAATATATCTGCAGACGGGCGAAACGCACAGTTGCTATCATCCCGCACCACACAAGATTCCACTGGAAGGATTGGAAGAGAATCCAAGCCAACTGCATAACACTCCACAGAAGAAAGCGGAGCGACAGCAGATGATCAATGGCGAAAAGCCGAGCGGTTGCCAATACTGCTGGAACATTGAATGCATGGGCAAGGACTACATAAGCGATAGGAAGGAAAGAAATGCGAGTATCCATACTGAAGAAAGATTTGCTGCAATTAAGGCAGACCCTATGGCTGATGTTAATCCGCAGTATGTAGAAATTTCATTTGGTAATGAGTGTAACTTCAAGTGCGGCTACTGCCATCCCAAGCACAGCAGCACATACCACAAGGAGATTAGGGATCACGGTCCATACACCATGGTTAAGAATCATCGCAATGACATTGACTGGTTCAAGATACACAAGGAAGAGGACAATCCATACGTAAAAGCGTTTTGGAAATGGTGGCCCGAACTGCGTAAGACGCTTACAATTTTACGCATCACGGGAGGCGAGCCTCTGCTACAGCAGAGCACGTGGCGCATGTTTGATGAGTTGGAAAAGAATCCAATGCCCAATCTTGAACTAAACATCAATTCAAACTTTGGTGTCAAGCACATACTGATAGAACGCTTTGCTGACAAGGTTAATAGTCTTGTTGAGAAAGGTTGCATCAAGGACTTCAAGGTATTCACCAGCATGGACACTTGGGGAGAGCAGGCGGAATACATACGCACTGGATTGGATTTGGAGTTATGGGAAAAGAACTTTGACACATACATGACCAAGACCAATCATCCACTAACGTTCATGGTCACTTTTAATATACTAACCGTTACCAACTTCCACAAACTGTTGGAGAAGTTTCTATACTGGCGCAAGAAGTATAACGGTAATGAACAAACCAAGTGGCAGCGCATACGCTTTGATACACCCTACCTAAAGGAGCCACTACAGTATGACATGAACATACTGCCCAAGGAATACTTCATGCCCTACATGGAAAAGCATTTGCAGTTCATTAAGGACAACATGGATGATGGTGATAGGCACAAGTTCAGCGAACTTGAATATGAAAAGTTTCGCCGCGTGGTTGATTACATGCGAACAACAAATTACTCTGCTGAAAAACTCGCAGAAGGTCACAGGGACTTTTTTAATTGGTTTACGGAATATGACCGCAGGCGCAATCTTGACTTTGTCAAGACGTTTCCTGAACTGGAAGAATTTTATTTTAGTTGTAGTAGAACGTAATGATTTTCTATTTTGATAACGAGGAAAGATTCTGTCCTAACATGAGACACCTAATTCCAAAGGGCAAAGAAGAGAATTGGCTCATTGCTCCCGGAACTAATATTAAAATGGAAATATCTCAATTAGGACACGATATAAGAAATCTAAATGAACTTGAGGAAAGTGGAATATATTGGGTAGATGCCAGAGGCCATCCTGAAACATGGTCAGGGTTTACTAATAGAAATAAAAAATTACACATCCTAAGAATGATTCCGGATGATGTTATTTCTCAGGTCAAGCAAAAAAAGTTAAGAATAGTGATAGCAGCAGATAGAGAAGGCACTCCGATGGTTACCAAACACTGGGATTGCTTTGAGAAGTTACATAGTATTATTAGAAAGAGAAAACTTCCTATTAACAGTGTTTTACTATTGAATGGAAATAAGAAAATTAAGGAACAGTATAACAAATGGTGTTTAGATAATAAGCAATATCCTTTAATGGAAGTGATGTACAGTAATCATTTTGGTAGAATATTTTACGATGATCATATACCAAACGGAATGTTAATAGAAGAAGCACTTGGAAACAAGGAAGCAAAAGATTATAACAGCCTAAATAGAACTTATAGAAGCCATAGGGGTGCTCATGTATATACGTTATACAAGAATAATCTATTAGATAGCGGAATAGTCAGTTTCAACGTTGTTGATGATTCTGATCATCACGGTGCTAAATTATGCAAAGCAGAATTTTTTAAATATAGATCTGTTCTCCTTAATAATTTTCCTAAATTTATTGATGGAGATTGGTCAGTAACTAATGCAGCAAACAGTTACAATGGAGATGTGTATAGAAATTCATTAATGACCTTTATTACTGAAACTGTATACACACAGGATTCAGTTTTTATATCAGAAAAAATCTTTAAACCTTTAACTCTTGGTCATCCATTAATATTACTTGCTTCAGCAGGAACATTAAAAGGATTAGAAGAACTTGGATTTAAGACAAATTGGTGTGGAATAGATCCAGGATATAATTTAATTGAAGATGAATTTACGAGGTTCAAGGCAACACACAAGGTATTATTGGATTGGTGCCAATTGCCAAGAGAAGAAAAGGATCGAAGAATACTCAGTTCAATGGATATTATACAGCATAATTTTGAATTAGTTAGAAAAAAAGATTTTTATAGGGAAGCATTAGAGCAAGCCATAAGTAAGACTAAGGATTATTATAATGAATAGAAAATTATCAGATTACAAAAGACTCTTTACTTTCGGTTGTTCCATGACCAGATATCGATGGCCAACTTGGGCTGATATTCTTTCAAAAGAAATACCAAACTTTTATAATTATGGTAAGAGTGGCGGCGGAAATCTTTTTATTTCTAATTCTATTGTCGAAGCAAACATGGTACACAAGTTTAATGAAGATGATTTAATAATGGTAATGTGGAGTAGCATTCATAGAGAAGATAGATATAAGGAAAACGAAAAATGGATCACTCCTGGAAACATCTATACCCAAGGTTGGTTTGATACAGATTGGGTGGCTAAATGGGCTGATGATAAATTTTATCTACTTAGAGATTTAGGTCTGATAGAACTGTCAAGAAAATATCTTTCTACGTTACCTTGTGAAAGCCATATGCTAACAATGTGTGAAATATCCGCACCACCACCCGGAGGAGATAAAGCCAATGTTTATCAAGAGATTGAATCAGCATACAAGGAAACTATAGAATCCTTACATCCTGATATTTGTAAAACAGTATATAATGGACGCTGGCCCTCCACTCCTATCAGCGGACATGGACAAACAGCAGATTATCATCCAACTCCGGCGGGACATTTAAAATATCTTGAAACTATATTTCCTAATATGGAAGTAACTGAGAATATGAAAAACTTTACTGATGAATTTGAAGGGTATGTACAAAAGTTTAAAGTATTCAGCAGGCTTGAACAATATTGGAAAGAAGGCGGATATTGGAGTAGATTGTAATGCCTTGTATAAATCTTGAAAAAATTCCGTATCTCAAAGATTACTCCTTGCATGATAAGGAAATTGAATACGTAAATTCGTCAGTTGGAATACAGGATAAGCATCCAACAACAAAATATAAATTTTACTATGTTCAGTTTTCAACAGAGAATAGTTTTTCTAATTTCGGGTTAGATGAATACGTACCTGCTGATATTATTGATCGAATCAAGAACAAAGAAGTTTTTCTAATGCTTGACAATGCTTTAGAGTATTTTCATAGATCAGTAAATTCAATTTATGAAAATATTATAATTAGATATAGAATTCCTGCAGAACAAATTATTTTTTTAAGTGCAGTTCCTAATATGTTAGATTATGTAAAGGAATGTTCGAAGTATTATAATCTCCCAGAAATCAAAGTAGATTGGTTTAGTTTATTTGAACAAGTAGGAAAAGATGCTTATAGGTCTCTTGAAAAAAATCCTGTAAGTTTAAAAAATAAAAAGTTTAAAAAGAAATTTTTAAATTTAAATAGGAGATGGAGAATACACAGGCCCCTGATGTTTTTGTTATTAAAAAACAAAAATCTTTTAAACGATGGGTATATAAGTTTTGGTCCTGCTGATGACGGTAAAAATTGGAATCATGCTTTGGACCAATTGACTAAAATGTATGCTGGCCATAAAAAAATAAGAAAGATCATAGCAAACAATAGTGACGTTGTAGACATGAATCCGTTATATCTTGATACTCACGACTTAGTTACAAATAGAGCAATACATGAAGATAGTGTAAATCAATTTTATAATGAAACTTATCTTAGTGTGATCAATGAAACAACCTATCACGAGGACGTTGTATTTTTTAGTGAAAAAACATTTAAAGCAATAGCAATGGGGCATCCATTTATACTTGCCACGGCATCTAATTCTTTGCCCTATCTTAAAGAACTTGGGTATAAAACATTCCATCCCATGATCGACGAAAGTTACGATACAATAAAAGATCACGGAGATCGGATGTTAGCAATAGTTGACGAAGTTGAAAGAATATGCAATTTGGAAGAATCCAAATTAATAGAATGGTTAGACTGTGTTGAACCAATTTGTAAACATAACCAAGCCATTCTAAATAAAAAGAAAATTTTAACAAAACCTATGAACTATTAGCACCTTATTAAGGCGTCTTAAACGCATTTTAAGCGTCATACAGCGGTGATATTAGGTGTTGTGCTATAGTTGAACCCAAGCACAAAAACCAGGTTTAAAAGGCGCTTAAATGCGTTTTTGTAAATACTTTTGGTATAACAGTAAAGGAACAATGAATGAAAATTGGATTTATAGGACTGGGTAAATTGGGCTTGCCCTGCGCAGAAGTGGTAGCCCAAAAAGGCCACGATGTAACAGGTTACGATATAGTTGATGTCCAAACAGATAAAGTCCAATTTAAGACAACCATCCAAGAATGCGTTAAGGATAGAGAAATAGTATTTGTTGCTGTTCCTACTCCCCACGATCCTGCATATGATGGCAGGGCACCTACGGCACACCTTGAACCAAAGGATTTTTCATATGACATCGTTCACAGCGTTCTCAAGGAAGCAAATGAATACATGAACAAGGACCAATTGCTTGTTCTTATATCAACTGTGTTACCTGGTACAACACGCAGAGAATTCGTACAGCACATCTCCAATCCAAGATTTGTTTATAACCCATATCTAATCGCAATGGGTACTGTGGCTTGGGACATGGTAAATCCAGACATAGTAATGATAGGAACTGAGGACGGAACAGAAACTGGTGATGCAAAACAGCTCGTGGATTTTTATAAAACTATAATGGAAAATGATCCAAGTTACGAAATTGGAACTTGGGATGAGTGCGAGTGTATCAAGGTATTCTATAACACATTCATTTCAACCAAAATAGGATTAGTAAACATGATGCAAGATGTTGCTGAAAAGCAAGGCAACATAAATGTAGATAAAGTTACTGAAGCACTGGCAAACTGCACAAAGAGAATTACAAGTTCAGCATACATGAAGGCAGGAATGGGAGATGGCGGCGGATGCCATCCAAGAGATAATATAGCACTGCGTTACATGGCTGATAAATTAAATCTTGGTTATGATTTATTCGATGCTGTAATGAATGCAAGAGAAAAGCAAGCCAAGAACATGGCTGAGAAATTAGTCACACTTGCCAAGGAGCATGACCTTCCTATATTACTAAATGGAGTGGCATACAAACCAGGAGTTCCTTATCAGGACGGTAGTTACAGTTTATTGGTAGGTCATTATTGCCATGAATTAGGAAGAGGTCCAATGACCATTGATCCTTCGATTGATTTAGGCGGAGGTATGGAATTTAGAGCGGTTGTTCTTCTTGCTCATCCTACTCTTTATGTTAAACTCTCAAACGATAGCATTGTGGTTGATCCTTGGAGAGAACACACTTCAGACAAGTATAAAGTTATTCATTACGGAAATACGAGAAAGAACTAAAAAATTCTATCAGTTCTATTTTTGATGTCTTCTTTAAGACGTTCAACGTCTATTTTAAAATCTAATTTTTTGATGGTGTCTTTGAATTCGTTAAGTGTGCCTAAAAGTTTTTTGGCGATGAGATCAGAGTCTCCGTCATTTTTCATTTGACTCTTTATGTCTATTTCCCAAATTCTTCCATCGGTAAATTCAATGATCATTACGTCAACATAAGCGACCGGCATGGTGTCCATGTATAAATCCTCGAACACCTCCGGCCACTCTTTTACCAAATGTCTGGGTGGTTTAAAGTATTTCCTATGCACTTGTAGACGCTTCTGCCTTAGTCTTTGTAGACTTTTTCTTAGCAGGTGGGTCTAAATCGTCCGCCTCTCTACGTAATCTCGCAGCCTCTTTGTACATAGCATCTGCTTGGCTACGATAAGATTTAGCAAGATCAGCATCTGTTAAAACTCCTGCAGGTGCGCTTTCAGTTACTGGCTCAGCCGCTGGAGTAGGTGCTGGCTCGGACGCTGCAACAGGTTGTTGACCTGTTCCAGGAGCACCACTGACAAAAGTATATAGATCATCAATTGATACATTCCTTTGTTCAGCAATTAATGCATTAAGATCTGCCAACGGAATACTATTAGTTGGAGTTGGAGTCATAATCACATTATCAGTATCTACTTTTTTCAATCTGTTTTCATAATCCAACGCTCTCAACATTGGTCTTCCATCTGGAAATTGTCTAATGAAAAGTACTTCGCCAAGTTCAAATGCTTCTTGTGCTGCATCACTTTCGATTACTTTCATAAGGCTATCGTGTTGCGCATCACTCAATTGTGCTGTTTGTACAACTAAAGCCTTATTAGATTCCCCAGGTACAGTTCTGAAAGCAACGGCAACTTTTTCGCCGGTGTTTTTCATTTTTCCTACGTGCTTATATTCTTTAGTCATTACTTCGATTCCTTTTCAGCGTTTGCTGATTGTTCTTGTTGTTGTTCTTGCTGTTTAGTAACATGATCCAAGAATGATGTAAGTTTATTATATGTTTTACCTACTGCTTCAAGTTCATTTGCTCTAAAAGCACCCCTTTGTGTTGCAATATCAATAATGCTTTTTACAGCATTAAGATCGCTAACATTTAAATCTGGCGCAGCATTAGTTGGCTGTGCTGGATTAGGCACAGTTCCACTCTGTGCTGGCGCAGCATTCTGTTCTGCGGCTGCTTCTGGTTTTTTAACATCTTCAGACATTTAGTTTCTCCTTGTTATAAATGGACATGCTAACATAAAGTATGTTAGTTCTTTTTGATCTTCAAACCCCACAAAAGTGGAAGTTTTAAATTTGTCCCCCGAATCAATTGCTGGACATTCAGTCAAACAATATCTTCCTTTTAATTTTTTACTGATCCATTTTTTAATGGAATCATTATTTCTTTCACTTAATAAAATTTGCATTCTTGAAAAATGCGGAGGCATGGTCTGCAACTCTCTTTTTCTAAGAATGTCAATTGGATTAAGTTCTATCATCGTAAAATATTTATTAACTGCTACTATTAAGACTTCTAATCTTGGCTGAGTCTTTTGGATAGTGCTTTGTTGTACCCCATTTTTTTAACATCGCCCGAAAACAAATACAGTTCAAATGCTGCTTTTTCTTTCAAAACGGTTATTGCTTTCTTAGTAATATAATAAGGTGAATCGATAAAATTGTCAAGCCATAATAGCACTTGTGGAGTAATTGAAAAGTCTTTTGGAAAATCTACTTTATAGGTTTTAATTTGGGCACTTGATTGAATAAATTTAATGGCTTCATCGGTTAATCTTAAACCACCCGACTCCTTATCTCTAACATTCCACCACCACTCTACTCTCTTCTTCTTTAAATCTTCTTCTGTAATTTCTTTTGAAGGGGCTTCTGCGTTTATGAATATTTTTGTGTAAGTGTCTTTAATATCCATTTCACTTTTCTTTTTCTCCGGTATTTAATTTATATACAGAAAAGTCTTCGCACTTAAAGAGTCTGTTAAGTTTTTTGGCAAGATTGCGAGCGTGTCCTGGATTTGAAAATGATACTTTTTTGTATTTTGGACCCGGATAACTGGAAACCATACTTCCACTTTTTAGGTTGAATGGCTTGTCCTGATAAAACACTGCCCAGATGGCTTCGCTCTCAAGAATCTGTTCTACTTTATATGTCTCTCGATTAGTGTGTTCGAGAATAATCTTTGGTTTTGGTCTACTCATATATACGTCAATTCCTAATTAACTACGTATATATTTATCTTTTTTTAGAAAGAGCCCCCATCAAACTTAACGTCAACTTCTGTGTTTTGTCGCTTTATTTCGGATAGTAAAGAGTGTATTTCCTGTACTGTAGAGCCTAATTTAGAAGTTAGCAAGGCAAGTTCTGAAGTAAGATCTCTGGCTTCTTGTATGGATATTCTTATTTCCTTTTGTTGGCTTTTATCAGCAACTGAAATTCTCTGAAGAAGTCTTTCTACTGTAGGAAGTGTATTAGGTAGGCTATTTGTTGACACTGCTCAATACCTGCTTCATTTCAATATCTGTCTTAAAAGGGCCTCTATACTCATAACGTTGTAGAGTAATTAGTTTAGGGCAGAATGATTTTACCCATCCCTTTTCAAAGCGTATTACATAATACCCTGCACAATAAAGACTCTTTGAATCCTTGCTCTTTGTAAACAGTGGAAGTTTCTTTTGAATATCATACATTGCGTTATGAGGGTTGGTGCTTGTAGAAAACCCATGAACTTCTTTTGGATTGGCATTATCTGCTTCCTTGATAATCTTGGCAACAAAAAAATCATTACCAAATTGTTCAGTTAAACTTTTTTTATTATTATAAATCTTTACTCCGTCTTTATTACTAAGAATAAATTTGTTCTCTTCATTCTTTCTAAGTGTAGCAATTCTTACACCGTTATCTTCGACGATCCAAAATTTATTATCAATTACAGGTTTTGCTTGAATTAATGTCATCGTTATCCTCCAACCACGGGTTGAATCGCATCATCATACCTTGCGTTCAATGGTTCTGCATAAGCCTGTGCCTGATCTGAAATCTTTTTCAAATCATATAAATGGCAGAATTTCATAAGCCTTATACCTACTTGACTAATGTTCTTATTAGCAGAAGTTGCCGTTTTTATTGTTTCTTTAATAAGTTCTTTAATATTCTCTGGTTGTGCTGTAAGATCAATTAATGTTTTATTTCTTTCATAGTCTTCTAAGACTCTGTGTTCAACACCATTATGATCAACCCAACGCTGTAACATAAGGTTGTTCCAACTAAATCCTTTAGTTTGCCTATCAGCAAATGCTTCCATCAATCCTACTTTATTTTTAGTACCTTTCTTACGCACACCTGGATATGCACTAAACACATTATCACTGGTGTCACCTCTCATGCATTTTTCAAACAGTAACCACTCAGGATCTGGAGCAGGCTTAGGTTCTTTAGTTTTTTTGTCAATTACGAGTTGACCTTTCTTATCAAAGAAACCTTCATGTGTTGATGTTATCTCTTGCACACCGTTGTATAGTTTTACGTTAGGTGCAATTAATTGTTGAAAGTCTGTGTCTGTTGAAATAATCACGTGTTCGCTATCAGGATGTTGCTGTATCCATCCTGCAATAAGATCATCTGCTTCCAGTTGTGGATGCTGTAACACCGTACAGTTAGTCTTATCTGTTACGAATTCCTTAAATGTATCAAATGCCTCCCAAAACACAGCATCCTCTTCTTGCTGTTTTTCTGTTAGAGCATCACGTGCTTCTTGACGGTTACGCTTGTATGGCTCATAGTGATCCTTACGCCAACTGCGTCCTTCAAGGCAGAATACTACGTGACTACCATTAAAGTCTTGCCAAGCCTTCTTGATGCTGTTTAGCGTGATATGAAAAGCCATGCCCAACTTAATGTCAGCATCACCATTGATTACATGCCTCGCACGAAAGAACGTGTTCGCAGTATCTACTATTATATGACACATTTTACTCATTATCTCTTTTAATAGCACTGGCATCTATGCTACCAGTGTCAAGTGGTCCTCCGTAGTCACCATCGACTACAACGTTTGCACAAAGTTCTCGGAACCAGCGATCAACAACTTCCTCATCCTTGTCGCCTTCTACTCCGTAACCCTGTTGTTTTAATTGTACTATGAAATACTCATTCCAGTCAAGTTCAAAAAAGCCATTTCGAACATTTTCCTTATTAACGTGAGTATTCAAAACACCCACCCAAGGTTCCTTCTTCATCGTTGCCTTTTCCTTTTCTGTAAGTCCAGGCTTGGATGTGTCCGGCTCTTTCTTCTTGAACATTTTCTTTATAAAGTCCATACTCATTCCTTATGTTCCGATCGCATTACCAAAAAGATAAACATGAACCCTTGCCGCCACGTTGTATCCTCTTTGGAAAGCCATCTTAGCAACTGCTCCGGCCGTTGCTGTTTGTTCTTCTTCTCTGGCACCAACGGGCATTACCCATATTGGATAATCAACACCCTGTGCCTTAAATTGTGCGATGACACTCTCCATCTCATCCCACTGTTGCTGTTCGGAACCTACAACAAATTTTAGTTGTCCTCTGTCACTCAAACTTCTGTATTCTGCTACCACTTCAGGCTTAATCGCCTTCTTCGCAGTCTCACCTGCCACCGTCCATAGTTTAGGACTCACACTGAAGAACAATTCAACGTCCTTGGTAACTTCGTTATCCACGTGCCAAAAGTCCTTGAACTCCTGTGTCAGTGCCTGTGTGCCGTTAGTTTCAAACGTAACGCTCGCAGGCATGTTGTTTAATCTTTTAAATTCTGTCATGATACC